TGGTGTATCGCGGCCTTTCTCCAGCGAAAGCCGAGGAGCGTTTTAACCAAAACGTATTGCCACCTCCCCCAGAAACCCAACCAGCAGCAGCTCGTCCTCCAACTCCTACCAAATGAATATCTTCTTCCTCCACTGGAGCCCACGCAAGTGTGCGAAATATCACTGCGACAAACACGTCGTCAAAATGATCCTGGAATCGTGTCAACTTCTGTATACGTGTCATTGGTCTCAAAAGGAACCACCGACATTGATACATACCGCACCTAGCGGAGGGTACAAGCCATGTCATCGCAAGCATCCGTGCTCACTGTGGCTCTTGGAATCGCTGGACAATTACCGCTGGCTCATTCAACTCACACAGGAACTTATTGACGAGTATCACTACCGTTACAGCGACCGAGAGCATTCGTGCGAGAAGCATCTGGATTGGCTGAGAACCGTTGAACCACATGGTCTTCCGCGTGCTGGATTTACGCCGCCTCGATGTGCCATGCCTCCAGAATACAAGATTTCAAATGATGCGACCGTCAACTACCGAGCATATTATCGTGGTGCTAAGAAACATCTGCTTCAGTATCGTAAGAGACACGCTCCTCATTTCCTGTGAAGTATAATAATAAGGCTAAGAATGGCGGAGGACGTTTTTGGATATATTAAACTCACAGATCCCGACGCCGTCCCGCCAGATGCTCTTGTTCACTCGTTTGAACTGCGTCGTAGGGGCGAAGATCTTGTTCCCTATATGCTCCTGATGGGCGAAGAGCCGTCAACCTCACACATTGAAACACTGAAGACGAAACAGGAGAAGCGGAAGGCCGAGCGTCGTGTTCTCACGAAGGGAAAGCAGGCGATTGAAGCCGATACGACAGTGGTTGCTGATGTCCCTACCTCGATGGAGATACCGATGTATCATTTTGCCTCGGACATTGAGACGTTTCTCGACAACCCAAATGTCGTTAAGGCTGCAGATGTTCTCCCCAAGGAAAGCCCCCTACTGCGTCCTCGGGCGCTATCTGATGCCGACGGAGCAGTTGAATTCGCTCTTAAATCGGTCACACCTGGAATAACGTTTTCGCGTGCAAGGGCAGGGTTCACAGACTTTTTCGTTGGACCTGTTGGTGATCGTGATCACCGCGTAGCCCTCCACGGATTCCTAACCAGCCCCCTTCCCATCAATATTAAGGGACGCGGAACACTCATTCTCCAGCCAGGATTTGAGATGGTTTCGATTCTCAAGGGTAGTATTGTCCCAAACGAGGTTCCCAAGGGAAAGAAGGTCCAGATGAAGATTCCCAAGGTCCTGCCTGCTCAGATAAAGTTTGGAACACCCGCCCCGATTCCTGGATACTTTGAAGTTCAGGATCCCAAAAGTCTTGGTTGTGGCCGCCACGCGCTCAACAATCTTCTGGGAGGCACCTACTTTATCAAGGACGATGAGCAAGAGATCACGGATGGAAATGTTGAGTCGCTAGAAATCCCCGTGAGCCTGATGTCAGTGTGCCGATACTTGGTGACGAAGAAACAGGTTCTTGGATCAAACCCCTGCCCTGTAAATGAGAATTACGAGGATTCAGTGATGATGGGTGCCTTGCGCATTATTGGATATTCGGCAACCCCACTTATCCTCGAGGAGATTCAGGATACATCTGTTGGCTTCATTGTGAACGTGGGAGATCATTGGATTGCCCTGCGTAGGAACGGCAGTACATACAACCACATTGATTCGCTGAAGGAGGAAGAAGCACCAACAAAGGAGACGCTCACACAGATTCGGGAGAAGGCACAGACTGGAAAGTATCGATCGATTATCAAGGTTGAGTTTGTGGGATCATTCATCAACCCTGTTCCTGAAGAAGCCCCTGTCGTTCCTTCTCCTGCCCCTGCCCCCGCGCCCGAACCAGCGCCCGAACCAGCGCCAGCACCTATGACGGCTACATCAATATTTGAGAATATACTGGGTCCATCAGTAGAACCCGTTCCAATTCCAGGCCCTGCTCCTCCGCCATCTCCTCGTCTCGTGCCTGACGAAGGGCTCACTCCAGAAGAAAACGATATTGGTCAGCGTGCGCGCGACGAGTCGGCAGAGATTGCTCACAAGGTTGCCCAGGGAATTCCTGGCGGTCCTGTCCCTCCTTTACCATCTGCTCCTGTCTCCATCTCATCTCCCGCTCCCGCTCCCGCTCCCGCTCCTGAAGCGGAAGAGGATGACGCTTCGTTTGGACAGCAGGCGCGTGCTGAATCGGCTGCTGAAGCACGCAGGGCTGCACAGGGGTTCGTGAAACAATCTTCAGTCACGATTCCTACCCAATCTACTTCATCGCAGTCGGTAAGTATGCCGAAATCCAAGTGCCTCAAGGTTCAGGGAACTGTGGATGAGCATTTCAATGAGAATATTCACACGGCGATCCGTGAGTTTATTCGCAACACAAAGCCTGGTCTCCTCAATGCCGAGAACAAGAAGAAAGCTCTCGAGCACCAGCCCCTGAATAATTACCTACAGGAAATCCAGTCAGAGAAGAGTGGTAAGACGTACACTCTCCTCCTGCCTACTCGCGAAGGCATGCGAACACAGACAAACCGCAGTGTGGAAGCATACTTCACTGGCTGGACTGTTCCCGCCGAGTGCACGATGGGCGGAGATATCCTGAAGATCAGCGTAACAGCTGGAACTCCTGATGGATCACACCCTGCTACAGGATATGTAGTAGTGAACCCAACGGTGGGTGGAGCAGCGGGGGCTAATGTTGTGGAGTGGGTCTATTTCAAGTTTGAATTGGCGTACGTGTGAACAGAATGTATCCCGTCACATACAACCATCCAATAATCTTGAACCACGTCACGTAGGGCGGCATCTCTAGCAGAACCAGCGTGCTTAGGGTTGTTGCGATCATGTAGAGAGCATCTACCACCAGCACCCACTCTGCTCCTCGCATTGTCGAATACGACAACATCAAGTCAATGATAGAATTACGCCCTGGAGGAATCATGGGAACCACTACCTGACTGAAAAAGAGATCATGTGTCATCTGGATAGCCACGACAATGACCAAGAATGCCACCACATTGAACGGTCCGCCAATCGCGGACGCTACAATTTGGGCAAGAACCATGCCAATCACGATGGAGAGGACGTCAAGGATATAAGCAACCAATCCAAACTTGTCGTACCATACGCTGATAGGAGCATCGGGTTCCGAAGTGTACCGCCACACAAACATACCGATGGTATCTACCGCGATCGCAGACGCTACAATAGCGAGAAGAGTACGAGCATCCCAGAATTTACGAATATCCTTCATTGTATAGAACAGAGAGATAGAAAGATGTTCGTTGTTCTGGTAGGAGGATACACCAACCACCGCGATCGATTTTATGACGAGATGGACAAGAATGACGAGCGTATTGTCTGGATCAATAATCGGCGGTCCTTCGTTTATATTGCCGATCTATTCGTGAATTTTGGGGAAGGTGCAAATATTCCACTAGGAAAGAAGACAATTACATGGAGCGGAGACAATACCGAAACCCTCCAGCGTGTCTATAAAACTCTCGGTCTAGAATAATTGATTGATGTTTGACATCCTCTGGATCTTTGGAGGGTTTCTCGTCGGCATGATTGTAACAACTATCTTTGTCCCCCCGCGAACAACAAAGAAACTGGTCCCCGATATTCGTAAACCCGATATGATTCTGCGGAACCCCAAGGTTGAGAACGGTTGTTTCCGTGCCGCGGCCTACGAAGTTCAGTGCACCGATGGTATTGATTTTCTAAATCAGTAATGTAATAGTAATGGAGATCAGCAAGGTCCTGAAAAAACCCGAAGCAAACTACTTCTTCTCGTTTGTGATTGGATTGGGGATTGCGGTCCTGATGTTTCATCGTCCACAGACAGAGGTTGATGTATGTGCGATACCAATAGATGAACTGAAAAAGATGGTCACGAGAGTGGATGGAAAGTGCTATCGTTATAAAGTGGAGGATGCGTCGTGTCCCGACGCGAGACTTTCACTCTAGATACTATAAAGAAATGGACGCAACCCCTCTAGACCAGCTGATGCCCCCTGGAGGTTCGCAGCAGCCCGCGATGGCTCTACCGTCCGCGACAACGTACCCGCAGATGGTCACCCCTGGAACATCGTCCGCTATCTACACCCCTCCCCCGCCGTCTCAGACTGCTCCGATGCACCCTTACGCCGCCAAGACAGTTCTTAAGAGCATTATGACGTATGTCTCGGTCTTTGGTGCGGTCTTCATTGTTTCGCTCACCCAGGTCCAGTCTCTCCTTCTTCGCTATATCCCGAACTCGTATGCGGGTTCGGGCGTTGTTTCCCTGACGGGTGCCGCGGTTCTTGGGGGTCTAGGCGTTGTTCTAGTCTACATTCTCCAGACCCTTCTCCAACCTCTGGTGTAGTGTAGTAAAATTCATATTCGCAAATCTCGCGATGCTATATAATGTCCGAGGAGGTAGAGGCACTGATCGCCCCTTACCGAACCAGAACTCGGGGACCAGCATACGATCCAATCGCAGTCGTGTTTGATCGTATTCTTCTTGGACCTGGTGCACATATGAGCCCCCGCTTTATGCGTATTTATTCCATTACAAACATCATCAACTGTGCGGATGATACGGCATGTCCCTTCTGGGCCCGTCGTCATCTGGGTCCTCGGTATCTGAGTCTGGGAGCGGAAGATACTGAACACACCGAAATCATTCGGGATTTCTATCCGAAGTTCGAAGAGACTATGGACAAATTTTTGAGAGATCCGCAGTGTCGTAAAGTGTATGTTCACTGCCACGCAGGAATGAACCGTTCGGCTACGCTGGCTATAGCCTATGTCCATCGGCGCTTCGGTATACCGATGATGAAACTTATTGAGTCTGTAGCTCGACAGCGACCGTGTATCCTCACGAACCCCGCCTTCCAGCGTCAACTGGTAGAATTTGCGTCTCATCAGAAGAAATAAGAAGAGGAGGCTAGCATGTGGGCAAGTGTTCAGAGCTCCATCCTACAAGTGAATGATAATCCTGTTGGAGCTGTGAATTCAGGAATGGACCAGGTTTTGGGTCCATCCTTCGATTACCTCCAATCTATTCAGTCACCTGCACAAAAAGGCGTATCGTCTGACGGATCGTTTGACCAGGTGTCCACCAACATTGGAGCGGTGTCTGGATATGTGAATAATTTGATTGTGGGACCCAAAGCTGGAAACCAGTTTTTTCGGGATACGGGCGGATACTGCAAGGCACCTGGTGGAAGCATTGTCAAGCGGTCAACGTATGTCAATAATTACCTGGGCGGAGATGACGCTGCAGGGATTCTCGGTGATAGTTTTCAGAGGGCAGTTCAAGGATCAGGACTTGACGGTATTATTCCTGGAATGGGCGGAGACTTGGCGTCGATGAATCCTCTCAAGATTATGAACGGATTGGTTGCTGATGGTGTTCCTCGTTGCGAAGCGTATACGTGTCCTGTGGTCGACACGAACGGGGGAATCAATACTTCTGACACCCAGTTTCTAACACCGTCGCTCGAACTGAATATGGGTCTTCCTCCTCCAAATCCAGGCTGCCGCCGAGCTGCCGATCAGGGCACCTTTGAGCGCCCTGCGGCGAAGGTTGTAGAAAACGAGACGAAGTTACGCGCAAGCAGAACAAGGACGGAAAGGTTTGCCGATTACTATCCCGATAATTACTATGCTACACCCCTGATGAAGCTCGAGTATGCGGACCCTCTCGCGTATGCTATGTGGGGAGTCGCCCTAGCGTGCGTTGTTGCCTACATTGCCACAAAATGAACAAATAATGGCTTACAGAGGGTCAACCCAGATTCATAATAGTTTAGTAAGGATGTCTTCGGACGTGTTTAAGGTCAAGAAGTCTCGGGAAGGAGGAGGAGGAAAAAGAGACCAGATTGGCACGCTGGATTCTCTGCATGAGCGCCACATTGACGAACTCCAGCAAAAAACGACCGACGAAGCAATTGCGGCTCTGGATGAACATATCCATCAACTGAAGAATGATCTGTCGGCGTCCTTCGATCCCTTCGAGTTCGGGGACGTTATGCGGTCTACCCGCCTACGTAAGGATCTAGAGAGTCTGGAAGACGAAAAGGTCCGTGCAGTTGAAAAATATGATATTCAGAAATATTACTTGGATAGCGGCGATATCATGTTGGACTACTATGCCCCTGTAGTGAAGAAAACTGTGTCTAAACTGGATGTGGGAGGAGCGCTTTCAGGAACATTCGATAAACTGTTTTCCGTGACCGAAACTGCTGCGGGTCCGTCCAAGAAGAAGATGTTTGACGAGTACATGTCCCGTCGCGGTCTATCGAATGGTCTGAACATTGCGGAGAACGCGGACAATATCAAGAAGATGTCAGAGCATTGTGCGCCCTGCAACATTCCGCGCGAGGAAATTACATCGGAAGGCATTCTGGTTTGCCCTAAGTGCGGGTCGGAAGAGTATGCCTTAGTAGTCTCTGACTTCCCAAGTTTCCGTGATCCGCCGAAGGAGCGAAACAATTATGCGTACAAGAAACAGAATCACCTGAACGAAATTCTGAACCAGTTTCAGGCCAAGGAAAGCACAGAGATTCCTGACGATGTCATGAACGAAGTGATCTGCGAAATCAAGAAGCGACGTATCGAAAACATTGCAGTACTGACCGAGCAGAACATTCGTGAGATCTTGAAGAAGCTGGGACGAAACAGATACTATGAACACGCTGCCCATATTTTATCGCGCTTGAATGGCAATCCTCCACCGACGATTACACCTGAGATCGAGGACAAGATTCGGGCGATGTTCCAGGAAGTGCAGGCTCCTTACCTGCTCTACTGCCCCGATGAGCGCCGTAATTTCCTGTCGTATTCCTACATTATCTACAAGTTCCTGGAGCTGCTGGAGCTGGACGAGTACAAGGTCCACTTCCCGCTTCTCAAATCCCGCGATCGCCTGATTCAGCACGATGCGATCTGGAAGAAGATTTGTGAGTATCTGCAGTGGGAATTCATTCAGTCTATTTGAACTGAATTCGGGAATTCATTCAGTCTATTTGATTAATTTAGGGAATCTAGGTGTGAGTCTTTCGAATACCATCCATTTGTTCCGTTATGAACATCCATAATACACTTGAAGGCATACTCATACTTCTTCCCTACCTCGAACATGTCGTACAACTTGACGGCACGTTCGTGGATATACTGGCGATCAAACTTTCTGTCTATGGCAAGCTGGACACCCACGACATAATCCTGTAACGTATGGCACCGTACTCCCGTCTTCAAATTTTCTACGGTCTCTGTCTGCGCACCATAATCCTGCGTCAGTACAGGAGTTCCGCACATTTGGGCTTCTACCGCCACTCCGCAAAAGGGTTCAATGAACATTGTGGGAGCTAGAAGAGCTGTGAGTGATCCGAGGTACTCCCCCCGTTCCTTGCCTGAAATAGGGGGCTTGTACACAATATTGGGATACTTCATGAAAGGTTCGGGATTTCCCTGCCCACACAGAACGAACTGGACATGGGGCATACGGGATGCAACCTCCATCACAATGTGACAACCCTTCCCATCATAGATACGACCGAAGAATCCCACGGTGTTCAGCTTTGGTGTCAGGGATAGAGGCCAGTCACGCGAATCAAAGTAGTTCGGGACCACAAACCAGTAGTTCTGTCCCCACTTTCCCGACTTGGCGAGTTCGTGATGCAGCCACGCGTAACTCTCAAAGATACGGTAGTTACGGGTGGAATCGTTATACCCAATTCCGCTCTCGCACACTACCATATTGAGATCTTGGAGCGCACGATTGTGAGAAATGCCGAACGGGACGCATACGATATCGGTCGTGGGCGAACGGTAATTTGCCTGTAGAATTGGGCGTAGACGATCATTGAATTCAATGTAAAGCGGGGTCGACCAGTTCCCGAGATCTCCAATGAACGACTTGTGATCGGCCAGATGCTTTACAGCATCGTCGTGCGAAATCTCGGGGTGAAGGAACTTATAGGACTGAACACGGAAGAAATCCCACTCGTCTCTCGTCATCAGTTGGATGTCTCGGGTTGCTCCAGTTGTCGATCCTTCAACACCGTAATGATACACTTCAAACCCGCGCGACATCATCATCTCGGGGAACCGCAGTACCTTTCCCGTATACGCACAATGGCTAAAATCGTCATTGGTCACGGTATGTGGTAGGGCCAGAATATGGAGACGAATAGGAACCTCCATTTACATACTAACGTTCGTGGATACGTAAATGGAGGCGGCGGGCATCTCCTTTATCGTGCGCATTCGTAACGAGGAAGCCACGCTTGCTCGGTCGGTGAGATCCCTGGTATCCCTAACAATTCCCCACGAAATTGTTCTTATCCTCCACCAGTGTACAGACAAAAGTCCAGAGATCGCTGCCACTCTTGGGAAAGAGAACCCACACGTAAGGATATTTACCTATGATCACGGGGTATCAAGGGCGGGCTACGAAACTCTGGTTACCGATGCGAAGTCTGATCATAGTTTTATTCAGTATTCCAATTGGTGTGCAGAACAAGCTCGGTTTCCATGGATGTTTCGTTGGGATGCTGATTTTGTGATGACACGTCCTCTACTTGATTATATCAATCTTCAGGAATGGACTCCTAAGAATATGAGGGTTGGTCTTACCGCGAAAAACAAGACGCATTCGAACCAAGAGTACTATCTTTACCAATCATTTGTTCGGAATACCAAACATATTTTCTGGGAGACCCCTGGATTTCCAGGCGATGTCACATGTCTACGTCTTGAAAACAAATTTCACGTGATTCACTTATCCGAACTTTCGGATATAAAGCCATACTGGAAAGAGCCTCCCTGGTTTGACACGGATGACTCTCCTGAGGCTCGAGAAGTGAAAGAACGCTACCGAAAACTGGTTGATGAGTTCGGTCCTGAACCCCCAGGCATGGCGAGGGCATCGAATCCAGAATGTGATACGGTATTCCAGGCGATTGCATCTGCAAACAACTGTGCAGGTCCATCCTACGTGAACTTCTTTGCGTAAAACGGATTAGGGAAATGGAGTTTGGTAAAGAGTAAGAACTCACGACTACAAATGAAGCCCCGATTCTCAGCATCTGATGTCGCATCTCTCCTCGGCCGTAATCCCTATCGCAGCAAGAATGAGTCACTCCTCAAAGTCATTTCGATGATGCCCAAATTCAAAGCACTTGTTCTAGATGTCAAGGCCACGATGGGTGCCAAGACCGACCGCGAAATTGTAGCGGCGGCCTCACCTGCTGCTATGAAGGCTATGTGGGCCTCTGTAGACCAGTCAGTAGGGGCTACGTCGGATGCTCAGGTAGAAAAGGCGATTGAGACATTCAAGCAGGAGCATATTCGCCAGGTTGTGCAGGAAACGCTGGAGGGGAAGCGCGCGCCTACATGTGTTGCCCTCGAAGAGGTCGTTGCCCGTGTCATCGCGGGACAAACCACCGTTGAGAAGGAGATGCCTACACTGTGTGCAAGCGCCGAAGTCAAGACTGTTATTGAGAAGACGCAGGAACACCAAGTTCTAGCATCTGAAATCCAGAAGCGGCGCGGGACCAAGCTGGAGGACAAGGCTGAGAACAACTATGCTGCCGAGACTGGCGTGGAAGTCACCAACCGCAATTCGTTCGTGGACTTTGAGTGTGATGATTATCGTCTGATCGGGTACCTGGATGGAATGCAGGCTGAGAAGGTCGTGGAAACAAAGAACCGAAAGCGGTTCTGGACAGTTCCGCCAGCCTACGATTTCGTGCAGCTGCGATGCTACATGTTCATGAAGGGCAAGAAGGACGGCGTTCTGCTCGAGAACTTCCCTGGTCGTGGTCCTCGCACCACTGAGGTTCCATGGGATGACGAGCAGTGGGCGGACATTCATGATGGGCTGTGTGGTGTTGCACGGACAATTGCGAATATTACAGAGGAGGATGCCCATGATCTCGCACGAACTGTGTTCTCTGCAATGAAGACGTAAAATATTCAGGGACAAGATATAATAATAAGTAGCATGAGTTCAACACCTGCCCCCTCTGGATCTACATCAGCCGCGAACCCGTCCGCCTCCTACGTTCCCCCTGCATCCACAAACGGTGCGGTGGACCACGTGATTAATTCGGGGGCGGCTACATCGTCGTCTCTCCCAGCTGGATCTCCTGGTCGTACAGCGACTACATCGTCACAGGCGAGTGCCGCTGCGTCTCTCCCTGCTGGATCCCCAGGAGTTAAGCAGATGACTGATCTAACAGGAGGCAGTGCCACATCGTCGTCTAAGGTTTCGGCGGCGGGAGGGGAGTCTAAGACTGCTGATGGAGCTGCTCCTACCGATAAGGGTGGAAAGGTCCGCGCTGCCTTTTTGGGTCTATTCGCACTGGCCTGGGTCCTATTTGGAATCGCTGCCTTCTTTTTCTCTCTCGCGTGCTTCGGCCGCTCGGGGTCGTTTGGGGAGAAGATCTTTGGGTTTTTCCTTGCCCTCATCTTCGGCCCGTTCTACTTCGTCTACTATTTTGCGGACGGAGCGTACTGCCGCGCCAACGCCCCGACACTCTTTTAAGGTAAAACGGAAACGTGCGGGTCTCATTGGATAGAGACCAGACAAAATGCTCCGAATCGCAGATACTACACAGGCTCCCGAGGTTGAGACGAACTACACGTTTCCTCTGGATCCCTTTCAGAAATGCGCCGTGGCCGCCATCCAGGCCCGCGAGAATGTCTTGGTTACCGCCAAGACGGGCAGTGGTAAAACATTGGTGGGTGAGTACCAGATCGAGTATTCACTCAAGAGGGGTGGACGGGTGTTCTACACCACCCCCATCAAATCGCTCTCCAACCAAAAATTCAACGATCTCAAGCAACTATACTCCGCCCAGGGGGCTACGTCGTCCCCCAAGGTTGGGATCATGACGGGGGATATCAAGTTCATGCCTCAAGCGGATGTAGTAGTGATGACAACAGAAATTCTGCGGAATCTTCTGTTCAAGATCGGTTCGTCAACGGAGGGTGTGGGGTCTACGGCCTCGCTTTCATTAGACGGAGTCGATGCCGTAGTCTTCGACGAGGTCCACTACTTCAACGATCCAGCGCGAGGAAAGGTTTGGGAGGAATGTCTCATCCTCCTTCCACCGACGATTCGTCTGGTTCTTCTCTCGGCAACGATTGATAGTCCAGACATCTTTGCTCAGTGGATCGGTGAAATGAAACAGGTTCCGATGCACCTCATTTCCACTCAATACCGTGTCGTTCCCTTGGAGCATCGGGTGGTAGCGGGGGACAAACTTCTCATGGACGAGAAGGACAAGTTCCATAAAGAAGCCTACACTGACTACCTTCGGCATCTTAAGGGTATCGAGGATGCTCAGCGTAAGCATTCTGATGCAGTAAAAGCGAGGATTGCTGGTGATCCAGTGGCCGCCCGTGAAATCCGTTCTACTGGTTTCCTCCACCAAATGAACGAAATGATTGATGATTTGAACACGAAGGAAAAGTTGCCCGCCATGTTCTTCGTGTTCTCCCGCAAGAACTGCGAGGCGTATGCATCCAAAGTTTCCTCCA